CGTGGTCATTTCAAACCTCGGCTTTCGCGGCTTCCTGGGCGGCTTGATAGGCTGCGATTACTTCAGGCGTATGCACCGCGGCGCAAATGGTTTGAACCTTTGCATCTTCGGCGCTGTAATCGTCACCAGGCGCAACAACATGGCGATGGAATGTTCCGCTGATTTGTTTGTTATCTTCAAAAATTACAGTTTTTACACGAACCTGGACGGCGCCATTTTCAACAATCTCAATCAAATCAACAGAAACAATTTTTTCAAGTGCCATTTTTATTCTCCATTTTTAGATCATCAACAATACGTCGGCAAACAAAGTTACCGATGCACCCGTGCGGTTGTAAACACGAATGTATCGGTTTGCACCACCGCCAGCGTAACCAATTTGAACGCCAAGTTTGCCATCAGTTGTATTAGCCAAAGCCGCAACCGCATTGTCTTGATCGAGAATTTCAACGTTTGAACCAACCGAAATATCTGTGTGGTCAGGATAGCCAGCGGATGAACCAGTTTGCGCGTAAAACACCGCAAAATTGTTTTTGCTGGTTGCTGAAATATCGCCACATCGAAGGGTGATTGTTCCAGCCCAATTACCAGCGGCACTTACACCACCATCACCGTGAATTTCGTAATACCCATCATCAGCAACAGTAATTGCACCAGCGTCACGGGCTGATCTTACTTCTGCTGCGTTTTGAATTGAATATCTTTGTGTTGTTGAAACGTTGACAACCATGTTTGTGTTGGAAACATTGGAATAGTCAGTTTGCAAAATGCAAGTTGCAATGCCAGCAAAATTGATGCCGCCACCAAGATTGATGTTGTATTGAAAATTGTTTGCCAGCGTCACATAAGTGTTTAAATTTGCCGCCGATGATTCAACAAAATAATAGTCGTTAATAAATTGTGTTGTGCAATTTGTAATAACAACGTTTCTTGCATCTTCAAGATAAATCAATGTTCGTCCGGCGCTGGTGGCGGCTGCATAATTTTCTGAAAAATAAACATTGTTCACAGTTAAACCACGAACAAACACATCGGTTTTAAGAACGGGTGTTGCAATGTTTTGAGCATAATTTGAAACCCAATATCCACCCTCAAAAGCAATATCCACGCTTTCATCGCCGCGAATGTGAATATATGGATAAGTCCCCAGGTTTGCGTATTCACCATTGACATTGTTAAAAACAATTGACTTTTGCAATTGCGCGTCAAGATCAATAACTGGCACTGTGGCGCCCGTGTTACCTTCAATCAAACAATCATTGAAAGTTACCGCAATAACGGTTGATGCTGGCGCAAATTTGATAGCCGAACCGCCAGCGGTGGAACCAATTTGCATTTTGAAAATGTCGCTATACAACACGCCATAGGCCGGTGTAATTGAATCATTGGCGTTGTCGATCAAAATGCCGCCATAGCAAGAATCACCAAATTCAAGATCATTAAATTGAGATGTGTTAACACCGGAAAACCAAAGTGCATAAGATGTTCCACCCTGATTTTTAAATTTCAAACGATCCAACAGCGAATAATGTCCACGCCACAAAATCAAAGAACCGCCAAGGCTGTTGCCGTCAAAAGTCAAATTGCTGACTGTTGCTTGGGTTTGCTGTTGACATTTCAGCAATACGTTTGTGCCTGACAATTTTTTGATGACCGCATTTCCTTCACCAATCAATGATTGACGCAAAATTGCGCTAGTGCTTGGATGTTGAAAAAGCAACTCATGGTTTCCCGTTGTCATGTATGTGCCATTTGGAAACCAAACGCTTTTGTACGTTGCAAGCGCGGCGTTAATTGCAGCGGTGTCATTAGTCACACCATCGCCGACGGCGCCGTAATCCATGACGTTTACAACTTCGCCCTGGATCATTGAATAGGTTACTTTTGTCAAACTCATTTTTTTTCCTTTAAGCGGCTTCGTATGTAACTGTTACATACATATCTTGGTCGTTGTCGGTGTAAGTTGCGGACAATGTTGTTGCAGCGTTGTCATTTAAGAAAAGGCTAATTGTTGTTGCGTTGCTGTTAACAAAACCAGTTACTGACACGTTTGCTGGCAATCCAGTCAATCCATATGAAAGAATTGATGGAACAGGTCTTGCTAAAGATGTAACGCTGGTAAAAGGCAAACTGCCAATTGTTACGTTTCCAGTTGAACCATTTTCATTCCATGAAAAAAACATTTGCACCTGAACGATCCGACCAATTTTTGTATATCTGCCTAATTGATACGCATAGGTTGGTGTGTTTGTTCCAGAATACACAATCGTTGGCGTAAACGTTCCTTCCTCATAGTCGGCCAACAGTTCGCTGGTTCCTGTGCCTGGCGTTGCGGAAAAGTCGATGCCTTTGCCGGATGTGCCAACTTCAAAATTTCCGCTTGTCAATTTCAAGTTGTACGTTGTCGGGTCAAGTCGCATCAACAGGCCGAATTGATTTGCACCGCTAATGTTGTTGCCAGCGGTTCCCGAAGGCGCCGTGTACCAATTAAATTGACCACCCTGATCGCCAACGCTAAACATATTGGCGTATCCATTGTTGGCATATTTGTAATTTGTGCCGTTCCAATAAGCATTCGACAAAATTCTCATGTCATTGGCGGCTGCAACGCCCCAAATCGCGTTGCCTGAATAACCAACTTCGACGGCTTTGCCGTCTGCCCATGCGTTTGGCGTCAGGCCAACACCAAAATTGCCAGAATTTACCGTAACGCTTCCGGTTGATCCTTGAATCGTCAAACGATCCGCGCCATTGACGCGGCCAACCAATTGATTGACACCGGCGCCGCCTGGGTTGTACCAAATTCCCAAACCGTCGTTGGTTGCGTTATAAACGTACAAAGCGGCGCCACTTCGCAATTGCGCCGATCCAGCGGCCCATCGCATGATCTCGGCGCTTCCAGCGGCAATTCCAACGCTGTTGGCTGCGGGCAAAAACAAACCATTGGTCGGTACGGTTGCGCTGGACGGAATAAATGCTGCGGCTGTCACATTACCGCTTAACGTCAACGCGGTTGACCATTGCGGGGCGCTTCCCGATGAAGTCATTACCGTATTGGCCGCACCAATACCCAACTTTGATAGCGCGGTTCCGCTGGCGTAATAAAGCATATCGCCCGCGGTGTACGAAGTCAGGCCCGTACCGCCCGCGGATGTTGGCGTGACTTTCCAACCAATCACTTGAACAGCGTTGGCATTGTCTTTGTAAAACAATTTTCCATCGGTGATGTTGATGGCCAATTCTGAACCCAACGTGCTGTTGGTCAGGTTGCCAGCAACGGGCGCCTGGGCAGCCGTTGTGCTGCTGTAAATCAGGATCGGTGTGTAACCGGTTTGTGCCATATCTTTACCTTTTAGGAATAAGTTGATGTAATCACGTTATTCCCAACAAATGTTCCGTTGTTGGTATAAGCCAATTCCGCAATAAATCCCATGTTGCAATTTGCAGCGCCAGCCGAAACAACCACATTCAAATTTGCGTTGTAACTTGTTCCGTATGTAACGGTTGATGCAACTGAAAATGTGACACCAGTTGGTGCGCCTGTGCTGACTGTCGCATATAAAACACCAGCCGAAACAAAAGCCCGAATGAAATTTACAGTTTCGTCTTTGACTGCGCTTACATCGTCACTCACCCGAACGGTTGTAACTTTTATCACGCAAGTTCCGGTGTTGTTGGCAAGAGAAAATTTGCCAATGTTTAATGATGCAAGATTTCCCGAACCATCAGTTCGACCGGATGCGCGAACAATTGTTTGATTATTGATTGAACCAAAGTCGTTTAACAAATATCCGTAATCGGATTGAATCTGATACGAATTGCCGGTGCAATTGTTAAAAATGTTGTTTTGAATTACGGTCGTGATGCCCGCATAGTTTGACAAAACAACTGGGAAATATCCGGCATCCAAATACGCTTCAAAATGATTGTTTTCAATGTTGATGCCTGAACAATACGGGCCAACCACTTCAATACCGTTTCCATTTCCAGCAAAGGCGCTATATTCAAAAAAGTAACAATTGTGAATTGAAACGCCTTGCAACCCATTGATTGAAGTGCCATACAAATAAATGCTGCGACCTACGTTGGCCTCAAAATAGCAAGCGGAAATATCCATGCCCCTGGCGTTTTCAACCCAAAGACCAGCGCCGGTTCCCGATGATGTGCGTTCAAAAGTGCAGTTGTAAATTCCTGTCGCAACAACTTCGTAAGCCGCACCACTTGGCAAAAACCGTAATCCGTAATCAACACAAGCGCGGAATTGACAATTTACCCAGGCCGATTGGTGCATACCTTGATCGACACGCATACCGGTATTGCACAAACTAGCCTGGATGTGGCTGAATTCCATCATGTAAACGGTTGACGCCAACGCACCAACAAAAATGCCGGTGTCAAAGCCATAAACGCCAACGTTTGACCACAAGGCGTTGTTTCCTGTGCCATTGGCCAAAATTCCGTTTTTATTTGTTGGCGTGGTGATTGGCGTTGTGTTTTCATCATCACCATACAAATTAAAGTCACGAAGGGAAACCGACGCTGCGCTTACGTTTAACAAATAATCGCCCGCGGCGGTGTCCGACCACATGGTCGAACCGCCGATTCCATCACCAGCAATTATTTTTACAGTCGAAGGCACAACAAGGGTTGATGCAATGCGGTAATAACCGCTTGGAATGTAAATAAACGGCTGGCCTGAATCTAAAGCGGCTTGAATTGTTGTTGAATCGTCAGTTGTTCCGTCACCAGTTGCGCCAAAATCTTTGACGCTTACATATTGCGCCAACTTTTCTTCAACAGTTTGCGTTTCTGCGCTTAAATAGGGCGCCAAATATGAAACGTTTGCTGCGTCTGCAACATTTGTTGCAACTGGTGATGCGGTCGTGAATTTAACTTCAGCGCCAACGTGAAGGCCGGATGCAAACGTTACAGAAGTGCTGCTGGTTTCAACAAACGCATAAGAAGCGCCAGGCCCATATTGGTTTACACCATCAACAAACACCGACAAATTGTTTGTTCCAGGTTGATAAGCCATTGTGGTCAATGTAAACACGGTTTGACCGGCTGTTGCTGTTTGAATTTCTTGTTTTGATGTGTAACCAACAAAATTGGAATTGATGCCCACAATATTGTCATACGTGGCAATCAAAACACCGGTGGAATCTTTCAAAACAAATTTGTAGGATACGCCATCGGTCAACCAAATTTCACCGCCAGGAACACGGCCAGCCGAATCCAAAACAATTGGATTTGAATGAAAAACGGTTCCGCTGGTGCTGGTGTAAGTGGCTGCTGGCGTATTTGTTCCGGCTGCGTAGGTGTAAATCAATCCACCAGCCAGGGGAACGCCGTCGTTGTTGAAAAATTGTGCGGCAACGCCGCCAACTGGTGAAAGATTGACTGCCATTTTTATCCCTTCAAATCCGGTGTGAACGTTTGTGGAACCCAGGGCAACGGTGTGACGCGCTGCGCTTTCAGGGCTTCCAGTTGTTCGTTCAGGCGCTTTTCAATCATGTTGGCGCCGTTTTGCATTGTTTCGGCCTGAACCCAGGCCACGATCATTTCCTCGGTCACGTCCACAAACTGAACGTTCAATTTTGGCTCTTGAAACGTCCAAAAACCTTCCGTTTCAACAACCAAATCCTTGTCAGTCACGGACGCAAAATAACGCGCCCTGGTAATCAGTTCGCCGTCGGGTGAATCAATACCCAGGATTTTCCATTTTGTTGTCATTAGAATGTGCCCCCGCCAGTTCCACCGGTCATTGTCAAAACGCCCGTCGATGGATTGAATTTCAGTTTAGTTGATGTGACTTTCGCGGGCAAGTTTCCTGTCGTGCTGGTCACCCAAACAGGATAGTAATCCGCATTGGTCGTTGTGTCGTCCGTGATGCCGATATTCGTTGCGTTTGTTGCGTTTGTTGCGCTTCCCGCGCTGCCGTCAATCGACACGCCGTTCAAAGTTTGGCTGGCGCTTGTGCGGTTCAGCGCAATGCCGGTCGTGCCGATGTAAACGGTCGAATTGCCCAACACGGTCGAAGGGATCGTGCCGGTCAGTTGGCCAGCCGGAATGCTGGTCAGGCTGGCAGCCGAACCGCTGAACACCGTGGCTTCAAACGTGCCGGTGGATGGCGTGTATTTCAGTTTGGTGGACGAAACATATTCGGTCGCAATGTTGCCCGTCGTTTGATTTGCAAACAGCGGGTAGAACACGGACGCGGTGGTGGTGTCGTCTGTGACGGTCGCGTAAGCGGTTGGCGTCACCCAGGACGGGGCCGAAGTTCCGTTCGATTGCAACACCTTGCCCGCGTCACCGGCTGCCGACGCCAGGAATGCGGTCGTATCGGCTGCGGATTGGTAGGGAATACTGGCGGCTGCACCGCCCGCCAAATTCGTCGCCTTGCCCGCGCTGGTGGCCGTGGTGGCACTTCCAACCGATAGGGTTGACTGTGCAACCCATTGTGGCGCCGATGCGCCAGCGGTCATTACGTAATTGGCAGTTCCCAAACCCAGGAACGTGGTCGCGCCAGCGCCGGATTGGTACGGAACCGAACCAGCCAAGCCACCGGCCAAGTTGGTCGAAGTCACCGCGGTGGTGGACGAACCAGCCGAACCCGCGGTCGTTGCATAGCCAACCGAAACGGTCGATGGCGCCACGTTTGTCCAGTAGCCCAACGCGCCATCCTGATATTGCATCAAATCGCCATTGGACAGCGTAGAAAACTGCACGTTGCTGTCTGTTCCACCCAGGACGGAACCAGGTTGCAAATGCACCTGGAACGAACCGGAACCACCTGGGCCAGCGTTGATGACTGTGCCCACCTGGAATTTCATGTTGGGCGCGACGGGTTTGGTTTTGGTCAATCCACCGGTGGTTGGGTTGTACCAAATTTCGTCGCCATCAACCCAGGTTTCACCGTAAGTTGAACCGTTGGTGTTGATGCCGTTAACCACGCCAAAACTGGTGATGCGGCCAAAACTGTTTGTGGCAATGTCTTCGGTGGCCACGCCAATGATGGCGTTTGCGTCGGTCATTCCCGCAATGGTTGGGCCAAACGTAATGACGCCGGAAGCGCCAACCACGCCGGTTTTGCGAATCAATTGAAGGATGGTTTCACCCGAAATCGTCGCGCTGGCTTTGCCGTACACAAACAATTCTTCGCCGACTTGTTGGGTGATGTTGCCATTACCCATTCCAAGGTTCCACGCGCCGTTGCTTGGCGTGTACCACATTTTGCCCGCGGCCAAAGTGACAGCGTTGCCATTGCCCATTTGAATGAACGTTGGCGTGGAAATGCCACCGGTCAATCCCGACAGGCTGGTAATGTCGCTATTTGCGCCGCTGGCCGCTGCGCCCAGGTTTGAACGTGCGCCTGATGCGGTTGTCGCGCCCGTGCCGCCGTGCAAAACGTCGATGGTGTTGCCGTTCCATGTGCCCGTGACAATCGTGCCCAGGGTGGTGATGGATGTTTGACCAGGCCAGGTCGATGCGATCTTGATGCCTGACGATGAAACGTCAATCGACGTGCCGTTGGCCACGACTGAAAACGCGTTCGACACCAGTTGCAAGCCATTGCCCGCGGTGTATGTGCCCGCGCCGCTAAATTGCGTCCAAGGCATGGCCGTGACGCCGATTGTGCCGGTCGATCCCGCGGTGGTCACCCAACCGGTGGATGCCAGGGTTGCGCCTTCCTCAATGAACGTGAATGCGCCTGGCACTTCCGACCAGGTGTTCATGTCGCTGGTGCGCGTCCAACCGCTGGCGCTGGCTGCATAAATGCCGTTCTCGGCCTGGGCGGTTTGGTTCTTGACCAGGATGCGGGCGCCAGCGGTCAGCGTGACAGCCCAATCGCCACCAGCCTGGACAGCCAGGCCGGACAGCGTGATGTTGTTTGTCGTTGTGTAAAGGCACGACGCCTTAATGTCCAAGCCCTGGGCGATGGAATCAACGTAAGCCTTGTTGGCAATGTCAGTATCAGCCGAAGGGCTGGCCACGACCTGGCCGGTCAACGCATAAATGCTGGTGAAGTAACCCGCGGCGGGCGTTGTGCCGCCAATCACCGACGAATCAATTGTCGAATTGGTGATGGTCAAACCCGATTGAATCGGGTTGATATTGGGATAGAAAACCGATCCCGCTGGCCCAATCAGGGCAATCAGCGGGAAGGTTGGTTCGGGGCCAAAAATGCCCTGGACAGGGACAAGGTTGGTCGTCTGCGTAACAGCGGTGCTGTTCGACATGGCGCCCCCTTAATCGGCTTGGCAGGGTGTAATGTAAAGTGTGTTTGTGCCGCTGCTAATCGCCTTGATGTAGAACGGGCCTTTTGGCGCCGCAATCACCAGGGGAAAATTCATGCTGCCAGGTAACACGAAGGAACCGGAATTGCCGGTGCTGGCAATTGTCGGTGTCACCAGGTTGGCCGATGCTGGCGCCATTTCGATGGCCGCTTTGTCGGTTCCTGTGTTCAACAAACTGACGTAATTGGTCACGTCGTTGGTCGAAGGCGTAATCAGCAAAGCCGATGATGCCGATGTAGTCAAATCAAGCGCGTAGGTCGGCCCGCTTAATCTAATGGCTGAAAGATTGACCATTTTTAACCCTTTCCCGTGTTTTCAAAATTATAGTGCCGCACATAGAAAAAAAGCCACCCTTTTTGGGGGCGGCCTTTTCTCGCTTCATGCCGAATTAAGGCAAGAATGTCAGGTCGTAACCGTAGATGAACACGTCTGCGGTTGCGGCTGCGCCCTGAACAGTCGTGCAACGAATGTAAAGGGGTGTGCCGGTGATCGCGTCGGTGCTGGTTGCAGCGGTGACAACGGTTTTGGCGCTGGTTGTGTTGCCGGTCAAAGCATAAGCCGATTTCACGGCAGTACCGGTCGCGCCTGGGCCTGTGTAAACAGCCAATTGGGCTGTGGTCAGGTCAACAGATGCGTTGGTGACGATGATGCTTTGAACGCTGACACGACCGGCCACCAAAATGTTGGCGATGGTGTCTGCAACTGCGTTAAGGTTCACGCCTTGGGCTGACGCAATCAGGCGAAGTGCCTGGTTGGTTGCCAAATTCGAAGGGTGATTCGTGGTGGTTGATGCTGGCCCTGGATTGCTCATGGTTTTTTCTCCAAATTAGGTTTAATGAAGGGCGACCGTGGCCGCCCTCGTTTCATTAGGCTGCGACGCGGCAAGCCAGTTCGGGATACAAAGGCGCCCAACCGTACAACACATCCAAACGGGTTGGAATGCTGTCGTTGTTGATCGTGTATTGACGAACAACACGGATAGACAAGCCCAAATCCTTGTCGCTTGCGCGGCCAGCGAAGTGGACACCATCGGGCAACTCAAGGTCAGCCGTGGCCAGGGTCGCAAAGTTCTTGTGGAACACAAGGTTTTGCGGGCTGACTGTGCCGGTGTTGTTGAAAGGTGTCACGGCAGCGGTGGCGCTGGTGGAAGTCACAACAACGTTTTGGAATTGGCCGCCGGTGATGATCGCGGGCGAAACAGTCACGGCAGTACCGCCACCAGTTGCCACGGCAGTAGTTGACATCACAACGAAGTTGCGAAGTTTGCCGTATGACTGACGGTTTTGTGGGTTCACGCCGTACACGCCAGCGATTTGGATCACGTCGCCTTGGTTCAGGGTCAATGCGGAAGATGCAACCAGTTGCACCGTGCCGAATTGCGCCCAACCAGTAGCGATGCCAAACGATGCGGAAGTCGTGTCAACGGACAAAGTTTTGCCGCTGTACGAACCGAAGGTTTGGGACACAACGTTTTGATCCATGTACCAGTTCATACCGGCTGAATCGCGACCCATCATGCCTTTGGTGTATTGCTTGCCGATCACATCGGAAGGAACAAACAAACCTTTCAGGCTGTCAACGATGGTGGCCGAAGTGAACGGCTCAATCACGCATGAACGGCGACCGTCGCGGGGCGCACCTTCGCTGTCCATGTAGGCGCCAGCGGTCAGGTAAGTGATAAGGCCGGTGGGCGGTGTGCCAGCCGTGCCAACGATGTTGGCAACGTTGTTTTTGGCCATCGTCAAGCCGTCGTAATCCATCTTGTTGGCAATGGCAGCCACCGCGGGTTTGAGAATGCGGTCGCTGAAGGCGTCCAGGCTCAAAGCCAAATCTTGGGTGGTGAATTGCGTGTCAACGTGAAATTGCGTGGACAAGGTAACGGGCACGGAAGTCTCGTTGAAGTCTTCAACGCTCAGCGCGGGGCCAGTTGTACCGATGAAACGGCCAGGACGACGGACGTTCAAAGTGTTACCGATTTTTGCGCCGGTGACAGCAAATTGGTCGTCGTATTCGCGGGTGACGTTGTTTGTGAACGTCAATTCGTTTTCAAGAACCATCAACGCTTCGTTGGTGATTTTCGAAATCGTCAGTAAGTTATTTCCAGACATTTTGTTTTCCTATGAAAAAGGGTTTTTTGTCAGCGGATCAACCGGTTTTGGCGGGCCGCTTTCCATTGGGCAAATGTACCGTGGAAATTGCCGTCGGCATCCACGTTGTTGTCCGTCTTGGAAAGCGCACCACGAATCGGGCTGATTGGCGCTGGCGCTTTTGATTTCACCGCGGTCGATTTCACTTCGGGTTCGCTGGCTTTTGGGGCGGTCTTTTCAAACTGCGCCTCAAGTCTGCCGATTTGTCGAAGGGCTGAAATTACGGAACCTTCGCCAAGTTTCTTGGCAAAGTCGGGATTTTCGGCTAGGTGATATAGGATTTGCGGCCCCACATCACTTTCCATGATCGCGTCGCGCACGGGGTCTGAAATAGACACATCGCTTGACTGCACCATGTCGTCGAAATCCGGCAATTCGCTTCTCGCTGCATTCACGCGGTCGGCCCAACTCTTTTCGAATTGCGCCCGTTGTTCCGCGGCCTTGCGATTGGCCTCTGCCTGGTCACGTTCCATCAACTTCTTGTCAGCGGTATATTCGGCCAACGCTTTCGCGTATTCGAACATATCGTTGAATTCTTCAGGCTTGGGTTCGGGGCCGAAGTCGTCCTGGGCTTTCGCCGGTGGATTGACTTTGGTTTCCAGTTCCTTCAACCTGGCTTCCAGGGCTTCCCGTGCTTCGCGTTCCTTTTGGGCCTCGGCCCGTGCGGCTTCGCGCTGCTTGGTAATCTCTGAAAAGCGCCTTTCGATCTTCGGGTTCGCCTTGCGTTCCTTTTGATCGTCTTCTACGGTCGCCTCATTCCCTTCCCCGTCTGAATCACTCTGATCGGCCTTGGTTTCCGGCTCGTCAGCATTGTGGGCTTCCCCATCGTTTGCTGGCGCCTCGGTGGCTTCCGGCGTCGCGTCAACTAATCCAAGTTTACGGGCGGTGAATTCCGCTAAATTGTCACTTGTCACCACGTTAGCGGCGACACGTTCTTGCACTTCGGACATACGTATCCCTACGAATCAACCCGATGAAAACCCATCGGTAGGCTTTGGCTAATTGTTAACCGAAATCATTTGCATTGTCAACTATTGTGGCATGGCCATCGGCTGCTGCATTTCAGGCGCCATTTGCGGCTGTTGCGGCTGTTGCGGCATTTGACCAGGAAGGCCCGATGCCATATCCATTTGACCAATGAACGGGCTGGCGCCTTCGTGAATGTCTTGGCCAGCAACCGCGGAAAACGCGTATTGCTCTGCGTTCATTTGCTCGATGCGGCGCAACAAATCTTCCGGCGACATATTGGCCAACAACAGTTTGACCACCGCGTCGATTTCCGTTTTGTTTTGGCTGGTGATCGACCTGGTGTTTTGATCGTTGACTTTGACTTCGGCCATCGTTTCGGTGTTGTGCGCCTTGGCGATGCCCTTGATAAGTTCGCGGCGGGTTTCGCCGTCCTGGCGCACACCCTCTTTGGTGACGCCGTATTTCATGTCCAGCGCCATGCCTTGCATTTGCTGTTGCTGCTCTTGCACCATCTTCTGCAATTGCATCAACTTCATTTGAACGGCTGGTGGAATGTCGGCCTTTTCGTCGATCTGCGCCAGCGGGTTCATGGCTGCCAGGCGGTCGGCGATCACGTCCGCGCCAGGGAAATCCATGTTGCGGAACAGCAAATCGCCCGCCACCTGGAAAATTTCGTTTTGGGCCATCAAAGGCATCATGGCTTCGACGGCTTCCTGGCGCTTGCTGTTGTAACCTGGGCCGGTGTCCATCACCACGTCGTATTCGCCCACGGTGACGTTGTTCAGCACTTCGCCGGTGGCCTGAAGGTCGTTCAGCGTCACCATGTCGGGTTTGCCGTCAACGCCAATGATTCGCAACACGCGTTTGGTGTCGTAAATCTTGGGGATCAAGTCCAGCAAGATTTTGCCGGTGTGCTTGATCGAACGCGTCATGTTGTCGTAGAAGTGGAAATTCGACATATCCACTTGCTGTTGCTGGCCTTGCAAGGCTTTGCCCGACACGTTGCCAATCATTTGTTGGGCGGGGTCGAAGATGCCCAACACGGTTTGCAAATCCTGGCCAACTTCGCTGGCCGCTTCCATGATGCCCGCGGGTGGTGGTTCAGGCTGCAAACGTTGTGGCGGCTGCGGAACCACGCGGCCTTCAATGTCGGTTTGTTTGTAACGCAACACCGGCATCGACTTAATGTTTGCCAATGCCCAATCGTTTTCGTGGCCCTCGTCCTGGCCTTCGGCCATCAACCATTTGGCCTTTGGCGCCAAGGCGATGGATTCGGTCAGGCTGGTGCGCCAAAAGTTGAACATTCGTTGCGGGTCTTTGGCGTTGCGAACCAGGCCGTATTTTTTGCGCTTGCCTTCAATGGTCACCTGGGCGCCGTAGCACGGAATGATCGGGATGTAACGGCCAGCCCATTCCTTTTCTTCCAGGATTTGCATGGCGGTCATTTTGCACCACTTGACCTTTTTGCGGTACGACGGGCGGCGGTCAATCTCGACAATTCCAGCGTCGTCCAACACGGCTTTGGGCGGCAGTTTGTCGGCCCATTCCTTCGTGCCGTCGGACAACATCACCAGGTCGTGTTTTTCGCGGTCGATGTAGAAGTATTCCGCGATGCGAATGTCCTCTTTGGTAACCCATTCGGCGCTGCTGTCACCAGTTGCGCGGGGCTGGAAACCCACGCCATCGTCGGCGCCTGGGTACATTTGACGGAATACGTGCTTTGGGATCACGCTGGCGATCAAAACCTTTTCAGCGTCGGAACCATCGGGCGCCACGCTGTTGGGATCGAAGTAAACGGAAAACGGATCGTCGATTGGCTCGATGTAAATTTCCTGTTCGAACGAATCTTCGCGCACGTAATCGGTCACCACGCGCCAGTAACCCCAACCCATGCGAACGGCATACGCGAACGCGGTGTCGTAAGCGGTGTCGGCGTTGCTGTTGACTTCAATGTGTCGCGTGATGCCTTCGATCACCTGGGCGACTTTCAAATCGCCTTCGTTGTTGACGGGGTGAACCTTGATGCGCGGGCGTTGCTGGCGCTGTTGGTTTTCGACCTGACGGCAATATGCGTCGATCTTGTTGATCGTCAGGCACGGGCGGGCTTCAATGTTTCGGCTGTTTTGAATCTCAACTGGCCATTGATCGCCCGCGGCGAATTTCAAATCCTGAAGGGCTGCCGAACGGTTGTTGGAATCGGCTTCACCCACCAGGCGCAAAAACTTAATCGCGTCCTGGATGCGTGGGTCTTCGGATTGGTCTTGGTAATCTGACATATTCGCCCCTTATTTTCTAAAATTATCCCATCCAACCACCGGCTTCGGCAACCACGCGCTGTTTTTTGCGTGATGCTGGCTCTTTAATCATCAATGCGATGTAGCGGAATGCGTCCGCGCCGTGTGAATACTGGTCGTGAAGTGGGTTTTTGCTGAATTGGCCCGTCGATGGATCGACTTCGTAACGGTAATGGCGAAGGCAGTTCAAGCCATCGGCGCAATTCTCACGGTCGAACCAAAGGTTGGGAAAGATGGTGCGGGCCGCGTTGATCGAATCGACCACCGGAACCCGCGGCATGATGCTGGTTTTGTATCCCGCGCTTCGCACAATGTCTTCAATCGTGCGACCGGCTGCGGCCAGGGTTTTGTTCTCGGCGTCGTGCGGCAGCCAAATGGTGTCGTACACATAGCCGAACGTCTGAAGTTGCGCCAGGTACGAAGTCATGGTGCGTTGGCTGCCCTCAAAGTATCGGATCAACCTGGTTTCCATGCCAATGAATTGCACGAACCACCAGGCTGTCGCGTCCGACCAACCCAGGTCGCAAACCGCGTGAACGGGCTTGGTTGGGTCGTAGGGCACTTTGGTGATGCGTTCGTCGTTCTCGGCAATTTGCATTTCATTGCCGAACACCGCGCCGTCAACCGTGCGTCGGCACATTCCTTCCCAAACCTGGTTGTATGCAGCGGGGTCGCGTTCTTTCAACGCGTCTTTTTCCATCCGCAAGGTTTCGGGGAACCAGGGATTGTCCGACCAGTTGATCCGCATGATGATGCAATCCCGCGGGGGCTTGGCCACGAACCGTTGGTAAGTTTCGTCGGTTTCCAGGTCAGGGTTGAACGACACCCAAATTTCGCTGCCCTGTTTGCGAATCGTCGGGATCAACACGTTCCAGGACAACCGGCTCACCGTTTGGGCTTCTTCCACCCAACAAATATCCACACCTTCGAACGACTTGATGTTGGTCGGGTTGTTCTTCAGGCCGATGAATGCGAATTCCGTACCGTTGAAGCCACGGATCGACGTTTGCGTAATCTCGTAAAAGGGCAGCAACCCCAGGGCTTCGATTTGGTCGCATAGCAATTTGTGGACGGAATCCTTAATGCTGGCTTGGAATTCCCGCGCACACAAGATGCGAAGTTGGCTTTTGGCCCCCAGGATCAACAGGGCGCGGGCGATTCCCCAGGATTTTGCACCGCCGCGGCCACCCAGGCAAACTTTGTAGCGGGCCTTTTTGAACAGTCCTTGCAACTTGACCGGAAATTCGGCCTTTGCAATGGCGTTCTCAATTGTCGGGGTTTGTTCCATCGGGCGTCACAAAGGTTACCTGGATGCCAGCAAAGGCGGCGCCGTCCTTGCCGGTGATCTCTTGTTCGATCTTGTCGCGCCAACCCAACACATTTTTGGCTGTGAAGATGGCGAACGTGCTGTTGTAAGCGCCCGCTATCGTGCCTTCGACCAGGTTTGCTTCCTGTAAATCCTTGGCTCTTTTGTAGGCGTCAGAAAATTCGGGATGCTTTAGTTCGCCTGTCTCGACATTCTTGGCTGTTGCCCAATCGTGCAACGTCTGTTTCGTCACCCCGATGTTTGTGGCAAATCGCGCCAGCGTAGGGAAAACCCCAGGTAGGGTTTGCGTGGATTCGTTGCCTTTGGCGTCGCGGTTGGTCACTTCCCTGGTGGGCGCCTGGCTGAAAAATTCGATCAGCATATCCACGAATTCATCCTGGTACACCGTGGGGCGACCAACTGGACGTTTGACAGGCACAACAACGCCCTCGGCTTTCGCTTTGGGCTTCCTTCCGCGTTTCTTGGGCGTTGCTGTATCGGTCATTTTTTCTTTTTCTTGTCCGCTGACTTTTTGGCTTCGCGGGCTTCGGAATAGGCGATGGCCACGGCCTGTTTGACGGGCTTACCGGCCTTCACCTCGGTTTTGATGTTTTGCTTAAACGCTTTCGGCGCCATCGACTTGATTAGGGGCATCTTCGCTTCCTTTGTCTTTGCTGGCTTGGGCCAACACGTTTTGGTATTCCTGAATCGCGCCGCTGATTTGCAACAGGACGGCTTCGTGCTGTTTGGCGATGCCTTGCAGTTCAGCAATTCGGGCGGTGATTTGTTCGGTGGTCATCATGATTTTTTCCTTTTGCAGTAATTAACAGGCTTCGTCTTCGGCCTTCTTTGCGGCCTTTTCAAGTTCGTCGATTCGTTTCTCTAGTTCTTTGTTGGCACGGAATAAGGCGGCAGCCTGGGCCACCGCCTGATCCCGTTGACCTTCAAGCATTTCAACCAGGAATTGAACCTCTAGGTCGGGATGCTTCAACATCTTATGCAGTTGTCGTACACATGATGTAGTAAGTCGCGCCAGCGTCGTCCACGAATTTGATTGCGTGGGTTTGGGTAGGCGAACCAACCTTGGCAGCCAACACGCCACCAACGGACGGTGCGGGCATATTCAGCAAGTTGGTGATCTTCACGGTGTTGGTGTTGGTCACGCGGGCGAAGGCAGCCGAACCAGGCAGCGTCACGCCGCTGGCAAAGTTGCTGTCCAATTGCAGCGCGGCCAAAGTGCCACCAGGCGAAGCGGTAGTGCCACCGATGGTTGCGCGAACCGCGTTGGCTGCGCCGCTGATCGTGCCGCCTTGCATTTCCGCGCTGAAGTGTGCGCCGTTGATCGTGCCAGCGGTTGCGCCGCCAGTACCGGTCACGACAGCAAAACCGCGGACAACTTCACCGGAACCGGTGCTTGTGAACGTCAGTTTGTTGTAAGACAGGCGGGTGTCGCCGCTGGTTGCGCTGGTGGTGGCGTAAGCGCCGTTCAGGACGCCAGCCGAATTGATTTCAATAGGTACGCTGGACGAACCAACCTGGACGCTATCGAATGCGGGGTCGGCATACGCGACGCCGATTGCTTTTGTGTTTGACATTTTGGGTTTCCTTTATTTATTCCAAAAGGGTTTAACAATTCCAGTTTTTTAGGCTGGCTTTAGCCCGTTCCGCGGGGCCTTTCGCGTTTTTCACCACCCCTTCCATCCTGGCGCAAAACGACGCTTTTCTACCGGCGTCGGCTTTTGTTTTCGGGTTTGGTGCTGGCGGTTTCAAATTGGCATTGTTCTTTTTGTTGTATTCTGCACGGCCTTTGGCAGTCATGCCAGCCCCCTTTTCGGTGGGGTTGTATGTCTTGCCCTTGCCGGTTGTTTTGTGGGGGATTGGTTTGTCGTGCTTTTTCATTTTCAGTCCTCAATAACGCAAGCCACGTCGCCTTCCTGGATCAACTGGTGATCCACGCCGTCAACCTTGTGAACGGGCCAATCCAGGTACGTGCCGTTGCCGTATTTGATGCGTTCGCCGACCTTTACGTCGCGCACTTTGGGGCCAATGGCCACAATCGTTCCCTCGTTGAATTTTTCTTTGTTCTCAACGATCAAAACGTCCGACAAAACGCGGACGATTGGCTTGACCAGGATGCGATCATGCAGCGGCGTGATTACCATTTTTTGGCTTCCTTCCTGGTTTCTTGGGGGCGGGCACTTCGGTTGTTGTGTCGGTCAGAATGTCGTACACCGGCAGCGCCAGCATTTTGACTTCGTATTCACCGCACCAATCCGATTGATGTTTGTTTTGCGGCGTAGGGTAGCGTCTGCACGTTCCCAACACCTGGGCGCTGCGAAAATAAACGCAATTCTCGCAAGTGGGTTCAGCCATTGGGCAGTTTCCCTTCCAAAACGCTTTGGTTCAAACCGCGGGCGATTGCTTCGGCCATTGCGGTGGCCTCGGCTTCGTTTTTACGGTTTTCCCGATGCTGCGCGGGCGTAATCTGCGGTTCCGCGGTAGATGGCGTCGCTAATGGCGCCTGATTTTTTGGCTCGTTCAAGGGCATCTTGTAATCCTTTCCTAACTTCATTCTCTTTCAGTTTAGGCAACTTGTCAAGGCTGCTTAACTGGGCTTTTCCCGCACCGCGGCTGTTGTCAATCACGCGGATTTGAACCTGGGGATTGTTGCGGTATTTCGCGGCAATCTGCTCGATCACCTGGCGGGCGCCAAGATGCGTTTTCATGTGTTCGGAAAGGGGCACGGTGCGGCCTGTGCCCATTGTTTCTTCCATGCGCTTGGCCCGCTTCAAAGCGCCGTTTTCCAGGGCTTCGACGGGATCGCGGTAGGTGTAAACAATGTCCACCTTGCGTTTGGCGTCCAATGCCTGGCGAATCTTTTTATCGGCTGAATCAAACGAATTCATGTTGGTGTCATAAACCATTTCGGCTTTGCCCAACCTGGGATCGACTTGTTTGGCCATTTCCATGCCGCTGGTTTTGCCCGCGCCTGTGCCGCCAGCCGTGAAAACAACGGTGGGGTGACGACCTTGTGGGGTGGGCTGCGCCAGTTTGTCGGCGTAAAGTTTTTTCACGAACGCGCTAGATGGTTCGTGAACGTCGGCTGATTTTGTGCGATCAGCGCGGTAATGTTCCGACAGTTCGCGGGCCACGTCGGTGTTCAACGTGCGCCCTTCGTCGGATTCCATCAATTGCTGGTACTGCTGCACCAGGCCAGGGTAGTCCGTCTGCAACCGGCCAAAGTATTCCTGTTCAATAGGATTGACCGGCTGGTCGCCCATTTGCGGCTGCGGCGCAAGCGCGGAAAGCCGGTTCCCGACCGGCATTTGCCCTGGCTGTTGCACCGCTGCCATTGCTGACAGCGGGGTGGCCATTACTTGTGGTCGCCGCGGACGTGGGTATAGCAAACGCCGCTGGTGCGCCCGCCATTGAATTGCTTGTCAGGGCTGATGTTGTCGGCTTTGCCCATTGCAATGCCGTTTTTAATCGTGCCGCTGCGTTCGCCACCGGCGTCGCTGGCTTTCACACCGGCGGGTGCTTTTGCGTTGCTGCCGTAGCCGTAGCCTTTGGGGTCTTTCATTGCTGACATGGTTTTCCCTTTCATTTTAGGAATCGAAGTTTATACAACGTGGAATTGATAAGGTCGGCGATTTCGTCAACCAGGTTTTGCAATTCCGAATCTTGTGGAAGTTCCTTGCGGGCTTCAGCCACAAAATCTTTCAGGTTGGTCAGGTATTCCACGGGGTCTTTGGCGTTGTGGAATTCTTCCGGCCAACTTTTAATTTGCTTGTACCGCCCCATGAAGGCTTCAGCGTATTGATCCACCAGGTCGATGATCTGCGTGTAATAGTCGCCAAGGGCTTGATGCGCGGCGAACGAATCCGTGGACAGGTGCATAAAATGTGCAACTGTCCCTGAATGCAGCAATGCTGCAATAAATTCGGCTGATTCGTCTTCCATATTGCGATGATAGTGGAAAAAACGGGGGGCGCAAACCCCCCGCACAAAATGGCTTACTGCAAAGAAAAAAGCCGTTCCCATTCTGCCGGATCGGGCACGGGCACGTCAACTGGCCATTGGCCGCTGTCAACCAGGTGTTCCACGGTTTTCATGTGCGCCACGTACCAGGCTTGTTGGCGTTCTTTTTTCGACCATTGGGCGCCCTGGTCAATGTCGTGATGGCACGACATACACAAAGCGGCCACCAGGTTGTCGTCGGCCTTGATGCCGCGCCCCTTGCCGCCGCCCCAATTGGTGTGCGCTGCCTGGACAAAATGCCCGCTGCCGCACAATTGGCAATCAAGGCTGGCCACCAGGCGCAACAACTTTTTGCTTCGAACGTATTGGTGTTTTGGTATTTGCATGATTTGTTTTTTGCGCCAGCCGGTCAATTTGAATTCTCCGGTTTTGGTTTTTTGGGCGGCAATACGGTTTCCAGGGTTGTGAATCTGTGCATATTTCCGCATTCATAGCGGCGATACCTGGCGTTGTTTGGCTTTCGGCGGGTTTCTTTTACGGTCGTCCAGGCGCCGCATTCAGGGCATTTCACGCTTCGATCCCCTTTTCAGCACACCAGGCCAACAACCATTCAATAAATTCGGTGGCGTCGGGAATGGTAAATTTGTGGGTTTGTCTTCCCAATTGGACGACGCGTTGGCCATCCAGGCTTGGCGCGACTTTGCCAATTTTGCGGTCGGTTTCGTGCGCCCATTGGTCAATCAACAGGCGTTTCCAATCGTCTGCCGACCAATCGGAACCAGCCGCCCGCATGGCCAAATAAATTTGGTGAATGATCGCGTGAAACATATCGTTTTGATCCGACGACCTGGTGGCCCGTTTGATTTCCAGGCGCATTTTGTGGCCAGCCATCAAATTGGCTTTCACGTCCGGCCAAATGTTATCCATCAAAACTTTGGCCTGTTGCGCGTTGTGTAGTTCGTAAATCATTTCATCACCCCAAGCATTTGCAAGGCGGCATCCACGCCATCCACAACAGCCAAGGGGCCACCACGCCAGGCGCCGTGCCATTTCAGTTGGTCTTCAGTCAATCGCCGTTCCGAAGGCGGTTTCTTGCCGTCTTTAACTTCAAGCAAAAGGGTTTTGCCTTGATAACCCACCAGCAAATCAGGGACGCCTTTGCCAACTGCCGCCAGAGTCTGAACCGTAGCACCCATGGCACGAAGGG